TGCTTCTTCTTCTGGCTCAACGTCACCCATCATGTCATCAGCAGCATCGCCACCCATGTCATCATCGTCACCTTCGTCGTCACCAGCCATCATTTTTTCAAATTCTGCTTTTAGATCTTCTAGCGCATCTTCTAGGTCTTCAACACGATCTTCCATATCGTCGTCTTCACCTTCGTCTTCGTCGCCTTCTTCACCTTCGTCGTCCATGCCTAGGTCAGCCATCATATCGTCAGTTGGATCGCCGCCCATGTCGTCGTCTGCTTCAACTTCAAATTCGTCTAGGTCAAAGTTTTCGTCTACTTCTTCGTCTGACTCGTCTACTTCTTCATCAGTAGCTTCATCTAGATCATCATCTGACTCATCTAGATCATCATCTGACTCATCTACTTCTTCGTCAGCTGTTTCGTCTACATCTGTTTCATCTTCTAGTAGTGATTCATAAATATCACGAGATTTTTCAACTACAATCTCATGAAATAATTCTTGTGCTGCTTCTTTGTCTTCATTGACAAGAAGTTCAAGCATTTTCTCAAATTTATTTGTATCTGACATTTTTAAACTCCTATAAATTGTATTCACACCAAAGGTGTGGGGCTGTCATATAATATTTAACCGAGATGTAAAAAAACCTATGAAAATAGGCTCAAAACGACATAAAAAAATTATTTTTCATCTAAATTAAAGATTTCTTTAAATTTTTCTACTGTTATATGCGTTAAATTATCCAATTTACTTAATTCTTTAGGAGTAAAAAGTAACTCATTATCTATTACTCTGACGTATTTAGTATTTGAATTCTTTGAAATAACTGCGTGTGTTTGCTTTAACCAATTGTTATAATAGGTAGCTTTATCTGTACTTTTTTTATAATTAGGAGTGTCAGCATACATGTTGTTAATTTTATCGTTAATGCCTATATAATCAAATCCTAAAATATATATTTGATCGTATCTATGATCACTTGCTAATAAAAGTGCAGTAGGGCCACTGCTCCATCCCTTTGATGGATTAAAAAAGTTAAATCCGTTGAATTGGCTATAAGCTTTGTTAGGATTAGTCCAAACTTGATTGTGGTGTTGGTATCTTGATTTATTAATTTCAACTACCATTTTAACATCAACTGCTATTAGATAGTCAGGAGAAAACTCTCTGTAGATTGCATTGCAACCGTAAGTAATTCCTTTTTCGCTTAAATCGGATAAAGAAATAGTACGCCTACTAGTACCGTTTCCTATAACAAAGGCTGTTTTATTCAAATTAAAGTCCGCCAGCTTCTCCTGCTGCCTGTGCAGCAATACCATACATTTGTCTAATCAAGTGTAAATCTTCTTGTTTCTTTTCTGTATGTAGTTCAGATGCTTTGCGGATTCTGTTTATTTGATTTAATTTTAGTCTTGTTTTACGAGTATCTTTTTTCTGCATAATTGATTCATCAGAATCTTCTTCGTAGCGTTTGTCGTCTACGGCATCTGCTGTTAAATTATCGAAGTAAAAAAGTTCACGTAGTATCATAACAGTATTTATAAAGTTTGTTCTGTATTTGCTTGAGAACCTAAATCTGCATCTGTAGCCGATTGTGGTCCGCCGTCTGTACCGCCGTCTTCTGTAGGAGTATCGTCTAAAGTTTCGTCTTCTATATTATCCATGTCTGACGAGATTCCTGCTCCGCTTATTCCTGCATCTCTAAGTTCAGCATCACTAGATCCTGGCAATGCAGTTAAGGATTCGTCATTCTCTTCTCTCCATAAACGTTCGTTTTCAGCAATTTCCTCGTCGGTCATACCTAAGAATCTTTTCATTGCGAAGCGGTTTGACATATAAGGAATTGCTGCCATTTGTGTATATGTTGGTACACGAGCATTATCAATTTCACTTTGTCTGTATGCAGCAAAGTTTTGTGGAGGTTGAAATTTAAGATCAAACATTGCAACATCTACATTCATACCCTTCTCAAGTAAATATCTCTTAAATTCTTGATTAAATTCTTCAGCTACTAGACCTTGCAAGCGTTCACAATAGGTATTAAAGCGTAACTCCTGGATATATGCTGTTCCCACTCGGCCATCATTATATTGTGCTGCTGAATCATCTGCTCCAGTAGGTAAGTACGAACTTGGAATACGTAATCCGCGTACCAACTTATTAGTAAAGTATCTAAGGTCATCAATTTCTCCTAAGTTAGTGCCACCCGGAAGCGTTTCAACTTTAGAGCCTCTACCTTCTGCGGTCTGCGGGAAGAAGTAGTCTTCGTTGATTGATAGAGGATTGTATGATGAGTCTATGACATTCTGACCGCCCCCTGTTGACGATGGGATCCTTCTTTGATGGATTTCCGTCTTAACACGTTCTACAAATTGCATCGCAAGGTGCGATGGCATGTTACCCACATCAACGTAGAATACTCTGCGCTCCGGCGCACGTTGGACACGATAGATGATTATCGCATCTTCAAGCAGTTCTTTCTGCTTGTAAACTTTAAAAATAGTTTCTAGTAAACTGTTACCAAAAGGAAAATTATTATCTAAACCTTCACTCAATGAAAGATGTACTACATGCTCAGATTCAACAGCAACTTCTGAGTCATCAGTTGTAAATCTACTTCCACTCATACTTTGTTGCGGCTGGCCTACCATTCCTCGTGCACCGCCAGTTGGCTCGTACTGCGACCCGCCTCCGCCAGTTATATTTCCGTTTGTTTGGTATGGAGTTGTTGCTACCATTTCTTTAAAATTAAAATTAATATTTTTTAAGATATATTGTTCAGGAATTTTTCCTTCTGATTCATTTACAATAATACGTGTTACATTTGCAGGATCAACATGAAACAGTTTTTTAGTTTCTGGGTCTCTTAAGAAAAATTGATCTCCATACTTAAAGACATTTCTTAATATTCGAAACATTCGTGTTTCGAAATTCTGTAATTTACACCATTGTTGTAAATACTGCTGTATAATTGTTGTTTCGGCATTTGTTGCTTCTGACTTAAAATCAATTAAAAAAGGCGTATTGTTTCTTTTATTTACTTGGGTGCAAAATTCTGCAAGTATATCAAGTGCAGCATTAACCTCCGAGTCAAGATCCATAGTGTTATATTGACCATAACGCTCAACACGATTAGGCGATCCTACATATACGTCTGGTAAGTAGCTTGAGTAGTTAGAGCGTGCTGGTCCAGCCATTGATCCACTTTTTGCGTTTGTAAAGGGAGAATACGACCCACTTGGATTATTTCCTGTAGGTACTGGTGTAAAATATTTTTTCCAACTCATTCAATTCTCCGGTTATGAAACAGATCTAGCAATATCATTGCCTCTAGATCTTGTGTTTACTTCAATTAATCCTTGCTTCGCAGTATGAAGTTTTAATTCATCTAATACCAATCTTAAAGTACTATTTACTTCATCAGTTGCTGATCCGCCGCCACTTGTTGGACTTATTTGTGTTAGTACACTTGCAGCATTTTGTGTAGATCTTCCTCTTCCTCTGCTATTTTGCGAACCGCTTAACTCTTCGTTTAACTTTTCAAGTGCGTCTACGAGTTCTAACATAGCTTCAGTATAACTTCTAACACCGTCAGTGTCAAGTCCATTTTTTATTATATCTAAATTATCTTGTAAATTTTCAATATTAGCAAATGTTGCTATGGCACTTTGTGTGTCCATCAGTGATTCAGCGCCTTCAACAGCAGGAGTAGCATCTATACTAGCTTGTGCAGATACAGTATTATCATCTCCAAATAGTGATTTACCTTCACCGCCTAACCAAGTTGGAAGATATGCTTTGAAATTTGGCATTTCAAAGTCAAAGTCAAAAAATCCTTTTACTTTGTCGATTATTCCTTGGAACATATCTTTGATGCTTGGCAGTTCAAAATTTTCTAAACTAAAAAATCCTGTTACAGTGTCCCATGCAGTTTGTGCTAAATTTTGTATGCTAAATGCAGGTGCATCTTCTCCAAAAGTAAAGTATCCTTTAACAGTATTCCAAGCATCTGTTGCTAGTTGACTGATACTATAAGTTGTTCCATCAAGACCAAACCAGCCTGTTACTGTATTCCAAGCATCTGCTGCAAGGTCACTAACACTATATGTTGTTCCGTCTAGTCCAAACCAACCAGTCACAGTATTCCAAGCATCTGCTGCAAGGTCACTAACACTATATGTTGTTCCGTCTAGTCCAAACCAGCCTGTTACTGTATTCCATGCATATGTTGCTAAATTACTGATTGAATATGTTAGAGCATCTCCAGTCCAAGTCCACCAACCTTTTACTGTTTCCCATGCACCACTTGCTAGATTGCCTATACTATATGATGCAGCATCTTCACCTGTACCAAAACTAAAAAATCCTGTAATTGTTTCCCAGGTACCTTTAAATAATTCAATCAACTTGTCTTTACCAACAACTCCAATAATAGCAGCAGTAATAAGTCCTGGTAATCCTATTACAGGAGCAGCAATTAGTGCTCCCAGTCCTACTATACCGCCTACAATTATATCATCCCAAGTTATATCAAAATTTAACAGTCCGGATATTGAACTTTTAATACCATCCATGACCCATGACATTAGGCCGCCGCCTTCACCTCCACCGAATAATCCTTGCACATCTTGTTCTAAAGGTTCTCCATTTACTTCATCACCTGCTTTTGCACCAAACAATGCAGTTTTTAGATCAAATTTTCTAAAATTATCCATAAAATTGCTGATTGCTTCTTTGGTGTCATTTATTGCATCTTTAAATGTTTGAAAATCTTTTTTGAAATCGTCACCGCTTAAATATTCTTGCAACGAATCTGCAAGTCCG